ATTAAAAGAAAAAAATGTAGAAAAATATTTTAAAGCACTTGGTGGAAAATATGTTAGAAATGATATATGTGGTGCAGGTGATTCACATGCATGCAAATTAGGTAAAAAAATTAGTTTAGGAGGTGCAGATAAATTATTAAAATTATGTGCAAAGAAAGAATTACCTATGGATAATATTTTAAATAAATTTAAAGGATCTTCACCTTCATTATATGAAAAATTAGAACAAAAAATTACTGGTATTAACGGTAGTAAAGGTGGTAGAAATAGAGAAGAAATTACTGATGTGAAAAGTGGTGGGAATAGAGACGAAATTAATAGAGAATTAGAACAAATAAGAACAGCAAGAAGTAGAAGTAATTCAGATACATGTGATGTATTAGATAAATCAACTGCCAATAGTTTAGGATGGGTTGGTATTAGTATGAACGATGAAATGGTAGGTCCAAATTGTCCTGCTGCAAAAGAACATTATAATGTAATAACAAAACAAACATTAGATGAACGAGTACCAACTAATTATGAATTATCGCATCCAGAACAAGGTATTGTTGGTAGGAGACGTGGAGGATATTACAGAGATGAAAATAATATGTATGGTGGTCAAGATATTGAATTAAATAATTTTAGACGTGAAATTGGTAGATTATCTATTGAAGATGAATTAAATAAATTAAGATTAGAAATTAAAGAAATTAGAATTAATTAAAAAAATATATATATATATTTTTTAAAATATATATATATGGACACAACAGAAAATATGACAGGTGGAACATCTTATAGTAAAGATACATATATTGGTTATTTAAAATTAAAAAATGGTGGCATGAAAGTAATACCTGGAGATATGGATAAGCAAATTATTCAAAAAAGGAATAATATATTATCAAAATTAGAAAAAGTATTAACAGGGGGAGATAAATTAAAAGAAAAAAATATAGAAAAATATTTCAAAGCACTTGGAGGAAAATATATTAGAAATGATATGTGTATATCTGGAAATATCGCTGCATGTAAAAAAGGAAAACAGGCGAGTATAGGCGGTGCTAACAAATTAATGGAATTAGCATCTTCTAAATATACTCCTGAATTATTAAAAACAAAATTTAAAGGGTCTGCTCCAGTATTATATCAAAAATATAAAAAAATAAATAATATTGGATATGATAGTAGAATGGCTCCAGAATATGCACCACACGGTGGTTATGACAGAGATTATGATTATAATAGAGATGGTGGTTATGATTATAATAGATATGATAGTTATGATAACATGTATGGTGGTAATAATGACGCTATAAATCCTGCTCTTGAAGAATTAAGAATGGATATAGAAAGATATAAATATTTTTCTGGAGGTAATTCTGATAATGAATTAGAATTATTACGAGATGAAATTAATAAAATCAGAAATTTATAATTTTTTAATATAAACATCTAAAAATTTATATTAAAAATGACGAAATCTGTAATAGTAACAATGTTTTTTAATCTTAAAGATTTAAAAGATGCATCTGTACAAACAAGACCACAGCAATTTTATATTGAAAATGGAAGAGAAACATTAAAATTAAAATATCCAATGATTATATTTTGTGATGAATCAACATATGAATTTTTAAAAAAAATTAGAGATGAGGAAGTTGAGTCTAATATTAAAACGGAATATATTATAAAAAATTTTACGGAATATGATTATTATAAACATAATTGGAATATAATTAATGAAAATAGAAAAAAATCAAATGGATATAAAGATCCAACTAATAGAAATACTGTTTCATATTTTTTAATGGGAATGTTTAAACCCTTAGGATTATTTCTTGCAAAACAAATAATAAAAGCAGATTATTATGCTTGGATTGATTTAGGATGTAACCATATTGTTCGAAAATTATCAGAATATGCCCCTAAAATGTTAGATAATCCAAATCCTAAAATTTCTGTATGTTATATACATTATCGGTCTAATTCTGAAATTATGCCAATGAAACAATATATGGAATATGGTGGTAAATGCGGTATCGCATCAACGGCCTATACTGTATCAGCAGAATATATTGAAATATATTATAATTTAATGTTTAGTATATTTTATGAAATGTTAGTTAATGGTGTTGGACATACAGATGAAACAGTAATGGTATATTGTTTTGATAGAAGACCAGATATTTTTAATATATATTATGGAGATTATTATTCTATTTTTACAAATTACCATAAACCAATTGAAGACCATAATTCTATAAAAAATTTTTTTATAGATGAATGTAAAAGAAAGGGTAGATATGATTTAGCAAATAATATTGAATCTATATTATTTAATCATTAATATTAGATTTTACAACATTTTGATTTAATATTGCGGCATCTAAAGATGGTACACTTTGATTAAAAAATACAAATAATGATACAATACCAGATATACCAATTATTATATTTAATACAACTACTAAATTTTTATTTACTATAATAGATGCAGGATCTATATTTACTAATGATGAGATTGAAAAGAATACTGCACCAACAAAAGAAATTACATATGACCACATAAAAATATATTCTTGGATTTTAACAGGGGGGGTTGCAGGACTAGACATATTTATATATATTATATATAAATATATTTTATTCTAAAGATTTTTTAAATTGATTGTTTAACAACTTCTTGATTTAATCCAAATAAATATAATATATCAAAATCAATATCGAAATTAACCCAAATTATCATTGATACAAGACCACATACACCTATGAATAAATTGATTGCAAATGAAACATTTTTATTTGCTATAATTGTAGATGGATCTATTTGTACAAGGGAAGCCATAGAAAAGAATATTGCACCTATAAATGATATTAAATATGCAAACATAAATACATAATCTAAAATAGTATTTGGTTTTACATTTACTGATCCACTATCTGCAGTATTAACTCTTAAATGTTCAACTACATTATTATCATTTAATATATTTCCTTGGATATTTGTAAAATGAGATATGTTATAGTCTGATGATGAAGGTGATAATTGTTTTTTTACAGATTGTCTTAATACTTTTGGATTTACTCCAGGGTTTCTTTTACATCTTTGTAAATTTTTTATACTATCAGGTATAGCACTATTAGATAAAAATTCTAAATCAACACCAGATTCTAATGAATCTAAAATCCATAAACCAAGACATATTGCAGATTGAGTATCATTTGGTAATGATCCATCTGGGCCTGGAATATTAATTTTGTTATTAGGATTTTCAATAAAATTTGCAATTGTAAATGTTACATCAATTGATGTAACTTTATTATTACTAAATATAGGATCCATTGTTACATTGACAATACGATTAGGACTAAATCCAAAATTTAATGCAAATAATTTAACTATAAATAACCATTTTGAATCATCTAATGTATTTAACGGCGCATATCCATTACCATTTAAAGTAAATGGTGTTAATATCTGAACACTTCCCCAATTACTGTATTCAGTTAATGGTAATATTGGTGTAGTAGTTAAATTTATATTTTTATTTACATTATTAAGAATTTCATCTTTCCAAATTTCATCTGGATTATCTCCAACTTCATATGTAAAAGATATTTTAAATGCCTTTATAGGATTATTCATACACATTTGACCTGAACAAGCTACTTTAGGAGGAGTTGATCCTACTGGTGTATTAAAATTTAATGTTGCATTTTTTTGCCCGTAACTCATTTTTATATATATTATATATATATATTTTTTATTAAATTAATATATTTATATTATGATCTCCTAAATACCAACCAAAATTAAATAAATTATTATATTCGATTATTCCCCATATATTTACTTCCCATGTTAATATAAATAATTCTTCTAATATTTTTTTATTTTCATTTACTAAATCTTTTATTTTAGTTTTATTAATTATAAAAAATCCTCCTAAAAATCTCCAATTAATTGTGTCAACTAAATATTTTTTATTTGTTAATGCTCCTGGAAAATATGTATTATATGAAAAATTATATGTAGTAGATATTTTATTTAGTTTATTATTTTCTGGGAGTATATGGTATATTCTAAAATCTATCCAAGAAAACCACGTATGATTATTATATAAATTAGATACTTCTTCTACAAAATATATTTTATTATTCATCAATTTTAAATAATCTTCCGTATCTTTTTTTGTATTTCTTATTTTAGGTAACACATTTGATATGTTTAATTTATTAATATGTAATTCCTCTTTTGTTAAATATCTAATAATTGTTACATTATTATATTTTTTAGTAATTGTTTCACCATATTCTATATATAATTTATCTAAAAATAATGCAATTTGAATACCAGTTTCTGCTAATTTTTCAAAATAATAAAAATAATTTTTTGTTACATCTTCTAAACTAGAATTATTAATATTTATAAATGCAGTTACAAATATTACAGGCTTATTATTTAATATAATTTTTGTAGCACTTTCATTACTATTTAATTTTTCAGGATATTCAAATCCTTGATAAAAATATGATTCCTGATTACAATATATGTTAAATTTATCTTGTATTTGACTCATCACAACATCATTATAATATGTTGGTATAGTTATTAATTCATTACGCAAATAATTAATATAATTAGAATTAATATATAAAATTGCATGACTCGCTAACATATTTTTTATTTTAAATAAATTGTCATCTATATATTCATATAAACAATTACCATCGTCATAATTATTAATTTTATCTCCACCACCCGATGATAATCCTAAATAAAATGCATCTGTATTATCGGGAATTTCAAAATTATCTGGTATATCTCGAGTTACTTCTATATCATCTTCTAAAAGTAGAAAAGGAGGTTTATATTTTGAAAATATTTCAATTGTAGCATTATTTAAACAACATGGATACTCTTCAGTAGATGATTTAAAATGAATAATATTTTTAAATTTTAATTTAGTTAATAACTGATCAATATGTAGTTTTCTTTTATTATATTTTTCATTATGATCAGGGCAAATATAAATAGCTGGAATTTCTTTTATATTAATTATCATTAATTAATATAAAATCAATTATTTATAATATTTTTCCATAATTAGAAATATAAATATTGTATAAAATACATCTGATAATGGATTATGAGGTTTAGCAATAGGCATTTTTTCTTTTAGCAAGTTATTTAATAATTCCCAGAAATCATCAAGTTCATTTTCTCCATCATATTCATAGAGTAATGCTTCATAAGATTCATATAATTTTGCAGTATTATATTTTTTTCTAAATACATCATTGTAAACAGCAATATCTTTATGAAATATTCTATTTTCTATTTTAACATTATATTTCTTAAGATCTTTATTTAATGCTATAATATCCATACCTTCTTTATGAACAAGTGTCATATCATTAAAATAAGGTTTTAATGTATTCAAATAATTTTGAGGATTTATTCTACGTTTTTTTACTAAATCATCATTTTTGTATAAATTCATTATTTTATCATATATTAATCTATATTTACCTTTCATTCTATTTTTACTAAAATTAAAGTGCATTTGATCTACTATTTTTTGTGTTTTTTGTGGATTTCTAATTAATGTTATATTATTTGTTTTTATTACTTCACGCAATAATTGTTTTGTATACTTATCTGGTATAAATTCAATTAATTCTTGTTTATTTTTAATTGATTCTAAATCAATTACATTAATATATAAATCAAGTTCTAATTTTTTTATTTCTATTTCTGTTTTTTCAGTAACAGTACAATATTTAGAATCTAATAGTCGTAAATTTTCAGTGTCTAATAATGGAAAATTTACATGATCAATTAAAATAGGCAATTCTTTATTTTTTTCAAATATAATTATTCCAAGTTCTAGTATATATGGTTCTTGACCTTTTAATTGAATTGTCTGAAATTCAATATCTAAAAATACTAAATACTTTGTATTAAATAATGTATCTAATATTCCCATAATAATATAAATTATAATTATTTGAATGAATCATTTATATAGAGATATTTTTGATGATTTTAAATTATAATTAATATTATTAAATATAGAAATATTTAGATTATACCATATAAAAATAGATATAATAGCACATATTCCAATATATATATTTAATATAATAGCTACATTTCTATTAACTATTATTGTAGATGGATCTATTTGCACAACTGATACAAGACCATAAAAAATAGCACCTGCAAAAGATATAGGATATGCAAAATAAAATAAATAATCAAATATACTACTTGGTGAATGTGATTGTGTTTGTGATGGTTGATCAACCATTGAATATCCAGGATCTACAGTTGTACTTACCCCTGAATATTTTTCAATATTATTAATATTATAATTTTGTTTATATAGTATAGAAGATGTAAAATGGGAATATAATGGTTTAAACTCACGTGTTAAATATTTTTCTGGAATTTCTACAGGTGGTGGAGAATTATTTGTAGCAAAACTAAATGCAGATAACCAATCTACTATCCATTGATTTAATATTCCAGCAGGTAAATAATCATTTACTAATGGTGGTGATTGTAAATTTGTATCAGTTAATTTAAATTTATATGTAATTGAAGATAATATAGTTGCGGTTGTTAGATCAGCAGGGGTAGTTGTAATATTTAATCCACAGATTCTACTTGGTGAAATATTAAATCCTAAAGTTAATGGAATTAATCCACCATACATTGCACCAATAAATCCAGATGGAATATTACACGGAGCAGTTATTTGTGGTGTAATATTACTAGCAGGAACTATAGATCCAGTAGTATATCCTGGAAAATTAATCCATTCAGTAGAATATAATCCATAGAACTGACTATCGTTAAGATTTAAATCTCTAGAATTTAATGTATATGTTATCCATACACCAGGTGATGAACAATTATCCATATAATTACATTTATTTGCAGCTATTGGTGCAGCTATTGGTGCAGCTATTGGTGCAGCTACTGGTGCTGCTGCAGGTGCTCCAGGTAATTTAGCTAAAAATGTTGTATTTGATGCAGATGCATTAGTAACAGGTGTAACTGTATTTGTTATTGTTTCAATTAAATTATTTTTAGAATTTGAAGTAAAATGTTGAATGACAAAAGGGGTAGGAAATACACAGTTATTGTCACCTTTATAAATTATAGGTCTCATTATATCCATTATAGTAAAAGTAGGACTAGAAATAATATTATTTAACCAATTTCCAACACATGTATTAGATAAATTATCATTTGATGTAGATGGATTTGTAATTATAGTATTTAAATTAAATAATTTTAATAAATTAGGTGTTAAAGTTGTATCTATTGAATCTGTTACATTAAAAATAATTGATATAGATGAATCATATGTAATATTTTCGGGTGTAATATCTGATATTGATATTAAATTACATATACGACTAGGTGATATACTACATTGTATACACATCACATATATATACAATTGTATGATACCAGATATTCCAGATGGAAATGTATATGGTAATATATTTGATGTTACATACTTATTATAATTTGAATATAGTTGCAATGGTGATGAATTTGATGAAAAATTATCAAATATTTTATTTATTTTAATTGATGTTTTAACCTCAACACCTGGTTTATCTGGACATTTTAATGGTCCACTAGTCCATTCTGGTGGTTCAATATATTGTATACTAACTGTTTTAGTTGAAAAAGTATATTTTACTGTTCCAACTTTATTACTACTCACTGTAAATATAAGCAAACTATAACCATCTTTATCTGGACCATATGATTTAGTTAAATTATTAACACTATTATCATCCCCTGTTATTGTTGATAATGTAGTATCAATGTTACTAGTACTATTATATAAAATTGATATTGAAGTATTTGTATTAATTGTATTTCTATTATTATATATTGTTGTCATTCTATATAATAATAGTAAATATTTTTATTATTATTATATTTCTAAATATATATATATGGATAAAATATATGATTATGTTATTGTTGGAACAGGACCAACTGGATTAGCATTATCATGGTATTTAGCTAAAGAAAATAAAACTGTTTTATTAATTGATAAAGAAACATCGATAGGTGGTTGTCATAGAGTTCAAAGAGTAAATGGATTATTAACAGAACATGGACCTAGGGTCTATTCAGATGTGTATTTAAATTTTATAAGAATGTTAAAAGATATGAATTTAAATTTTAATGAATTATTTACGCCTTATAATTTTGATATATCTAATGTCGGTAATAAAAAATTAAAATTTGGCGAAAAAGTATCATTTGCTATAGCATTTATTAAATTAGTATTTAATTCAATTTATGGTCAAGATATTTCAATGAAACAATTTATGATTGAAAATTCATTTAGTGCTGAATCTACAGATTATCTTGAAAGAGTATGTAGATTAACAGATGGTGCACAAACAGATCGTTATACATTATTTCAGTTCTTACAATTAATAAATACACAAATATTATATAGTTTATATCAACCTACATTACCAAATGATGATGGATTATTATATTATATGGAATATGAATTAAAAGAAACTAAATTAGTTACATTTTTATTAAATCATGAAGTTATATCGATTGATAATAAAGATAATTATATTAGTAATGTAAATATAATAGATAAAAATACATCTTTAAAATATTCGATTAAAGGAAATAAATATATATTGGCATTACCACCAAAACAATTAAATAAATTAATATTAAATTCATCTGCAAAAAATGCATTTGGTGATATTAATTTTATGAATAATTGGGCTAATAATAATAGTTATTTTGAATATATTCCAATTACTCTACATTGGAAAAAGAAATTAGATTTACCAAAAATATGGGGATTTCCAGCATCAGATTGGGGATTAGCATTTATTATATTATCAAATTATATGAAATTTAAAAGAAATAATGAATTAGAAAATTCAAATACAGTTATTAGTACAGCAATTACTTTTACAGATAGAAAAAGTTCATTTACAAATAAAACAGCTGATGAATCAAATCTAATTGAAATTCGTGAAGAAGTAATGAGACAATTAAGATTATCTTATCCTGATATACCAGAACCAGATTATTTTTTAATATCACCTCAAGTTTATAAAAATAATGGTAAATGGATAAATTCAGATACTGCATTTGTATCAACCCCTGATAAAAATCAATATATACCATTTAAAAGTATAATATATAATAATTTATATAATTGTGGTGCTCAGAATGGAACAAGTAATTATCATTTTACATCGATGGAAACTGCAGTTGCAAATGCAATTAATTTATTTAATGAATTAGAACCTACTGCGCAAAATAAAAGATATGTTCTAGAATATAAACAAATTACAAATTATATACGTATTGGAATAATTTTATTAATAATTGGAATTATAATTTATATTTATCGAGATAAAATTAAAAAATTGTTATATAATATATAACAATATATGGAAACAATAAAAAAAGATAATAATGTTAATGAAACTAAAAAAATAGAAAAATATACTAGTTCTACTGGAGTAATGTTAAATGGATGCTCTACATCTGCTATGTCTAATAATTCATGTGTATGTCAACCAGGAACAACTTGGAAAAAAGTATCTGATCCATTAAATAATAATATAACAATTTATGGATGCAAATAATTATTATATAAAGAAATAAATATATATTATTTTGTGATAAAATAACATCACTGATTATTTAAAATATATAATCAGTGAGGTGGCCGAGTGGTTAAGGCGGCAGGCTTAAGAAAACATTAGATTTTCTTAGTCATCTGCTGGAGCAATCTTCATGGGTTCGAACCCCATCCTCACTAATTTATTACTTCTTTTTGAAAGTAATAAATATCATCTTTTTGATGATATTTATTAAAATTTATTCTAAAAATATATAGATTTATAATTTTTATCAAAAATAAATATCTATATTTATAATATATAATGGATGCATTTTTAGTATCATCACTTGTAAAAAATAGTTTAAAAAATAAAAAATCAAAAAATTTAGAACATGCTGCATTTTTAATGGATGATCAATCTAGTGTAATTCCTACAACTAAAAATAATGTTAAATTATCTGATAATTCTATGAATGACAAATCTATTAATGATAATTCCATGAATGACAATTCTATTAATAATAATTCTATTAACGATAATTCTATAATATCTGAAGAAGATAATTATAGATTTAGCGATAGTGGAGATAAAATATATGCCCCTACTGATAATTCTAGTAATATAACTGTTAATAATATAAAGGTATCTAGAGCGAAAAAACAACAATTATATGAAGAAGAGGATGAAGATGAAGATAATTATGAAGATGAATATGAAAATAACAATAAAGCAAATAATATTTCTAGCGTAACATTTTTATTAATGTTAATAATAAATTCATATTCTGCATACTTAAGTTGGGAATGCAATTCTAATAAAAATTATCCTTTAGTATTAAAAGTAGTATTTTCATTCTTTGCATTTATGTTTGGATCATTATACTTATTATACTATATCTTATTCAGATTTGATGATTGTAATAATTTTTAGACACGCTCATATAGATAAATATATCCTTGAGTTGTAATAATTTCTTTTTTAATATCACTTGTTATATCATCATCATTAAAAAGAGTCCATGAATCATCAAATTTATGAAAATAAATATAATGACCACCACGTAAACTACCTGTGTGATGAACACTGCCAGTTAATTTGTAATTAACTGTATTAATTGTAATATCATTTGACATTAAAACATCATGATTAATTTTTGATGATTTAATTGAATTAGTTTCTTTATTCCATTCATGTTCAAATCTTTTTAATCCAATGAATAAATATTTAGGAGTACCTTTAATTATTAATTTTTTAATTGCACTAACACTTAATTTACATCTATCACATGTCCATTTATTATCATTATCAAGAATTTCTTCAGATAAAAAATTATGGATAGCTTGATTAAAATTATTATATGATTTAATAGGAAGCATAATTATTTTTTCAGAAACCCCAGATTCACTTTCATATTTACAGTTTGGACATGTAAGATTACTCGATAATTTAGAATCAAACATAGGACTAATATTTATCCCTTCTGATTTAGTAGCCATATCAAAATTATCTAAAAAATATGTAAGGCATTCACTCGCATCTTCTTGTGTAAACCCCATATAACTAGAATTCATTTCTTTGTATGCTCTGAGTAATAATGTAGGTCCGATTGTTTCAACTGTTGGTTTTAAATAATAATCTTGAATTGTAATTTTTAAAAATTTTAATAATTTATTATCACCACTATAATTACGCAATGTTTCAATTAAATCATTACATTTGAATATACTTTGTAATGCGGCATTATAAAAACATGTATTTCCAAAATTAGTAAAGCCTTTAGTGATTTTAAAATCAATTGGTGCGTGTAAAATACTTAGTTCCTCCGACATCTTTGATTATTCTATATAATAAGTCTAATATTTATATAGATATATTCATTCAATTTTTATTATTGCTTAAACAATACCGAATATATTAAATAATTAGTATTTAATATCTAATATTAAATTAAATGAACAAAAGAAAAAAAGATCAGGATGAAAATGATAATGAATATACAAATGAAAATACATCAAAAAACTTTTTGAAAAGAAAGAAAACAAAGATTGATTTTTCTAATTTAGAAATAAAAACATTAGATGATCTTATTGAATTGGCAAATAAATATAATTCTAATAATGAATATTCATTTAATTTAGAAAAATTACATAATTTATTACCATCATTAATAAGATTAAAAAATATTATTGGTATGGAATCTGTAAAAAATTCATTAGTTGGTCAAATTATATTTTTCTTAAATGAATTTGATACTAATACAGATATGATGCATACAGTAATTCAAGGCCCGCCTGGTGTAGGTAAAACATTACTTGGTAAAATTATTGGTGAATTATATTATTATATGGGAATAATTAAACCTAAACCTAAAATTATTGTTAAAAAACGATCAATTACATTAGATTGTTTAGATGATGAATTAGAGGAATATATGAATATTGTTAGAGGGGGTAATCGAAAAAGGAGTAATTCTGATGGAGATGTGAAAGAACCTTTTGTATTCAAGATAGTAAAACGTAGTGATATGGTTGCGGGATATTTGGGACAAACTGCACTTAAAACACAAAAATTATTAGATGAAGTAGAGGGTGGTGTTTTATTTATTGATGAAGCATATAGTTTAGGAAGTGAAGATGGACGTGATTCATTTTCTAAAGAAGTAATTGATACACTGAATCAAAATTTAACTGAAAAAAAAGATAGTTTATTATGCATTATAGCTGGATATAAAGATGCATTAGATAAATGTTTTTTTGCACATAATGATGGTTTAAGACGCCGTTTTCCGTTTGTATATACCATTGAGAAATATACTGCAAATGAATTATGGCAAATTTTTAAAAAGATGGTAACTGATATGAAATGGAATGCAGATAAAGTACCATTAAAATTTTTTGAAGATAATTATAGTTTATTTACTAATATGGGTGGTGATATAGAAACATTATTTTTTATGACTAAAATAGAACATGGAAAACGTGTTTTATTTAAACCTGAAGAAAAGAAAAAAATAAATATTCAAGATTTAGAAAATGCATTTAAAATATTTAAATTAAATAAAGAATCTAAAAAAAGTAAAGAAGAGACAGATGAAACATGGAAGAGTCTTTACACTTAATATTTTTGAATATTATGTCTATGCTTAATATCTAACGACTCGCACGGAAATAATTATAATCAATATTAGGATTACGGGCTATTTTTAATATTTCATTATTTGATGAGTCAGTATTATAAAATGTTTTTACATTATCTTTTACTCTAGTACAAGTTGTTGCAATATTATTATATTTATCCATACAATTTGCTTTATTATTTTTAGGATCAATTAAACAATATTTTTCATAGCCTGCAAACTTAGACATTTCTTTATATATATTATATAAAGAAATTTATTTATCCATATTAGTTGCATTCATATTACTTACATTTGCATATGCATATTTAATAGTATTATTATTAGTACTTATAGATTTATAATTTTTATTATTTAGACCTAAAGAATTATTATAATTTACCTTACCCATTTTATTATTATCATATACAATATTATAATTATTATCTTCACATTTATTAGTTTGATTTTTAGTATCTATAAAACAATATACATCTGAAATATTTGACATGTTTCTTTATATACTAATATAATATTTTTTTATTATATTAATAATTATTTAATTTCTTTTTAATCATTTTTGATAACTTTTGCCCATTGCACAAGAACCTCTATCTGTACAATTCCAGTTTGCATTTACTACATTATTATTAATTGATGAATTAGTTGTGGTAGTATTACAAGGTATTACATCATTTATTGATTTAATATCTTCAGAGTATTTGATAGTTGTATTTTCATTACAATTCATTCCTTGTTTACTAAAATCTATTACACATAAATTTGAACTATTAGACATTTTTTCTTTATATTATAGAAATTTATTTTTTATTAAATAAATAATAATCAATTGAAGATTTTTTTAGTACATCTTCAAATTGCTCAACCATCATTTTTTTACGTAATGCAAGACTTAATATTTGTTGATCAATTGACAATTCTTTTGAAGAATCAAATGCTAAATATATGTATATATTAACTAAACGTTCATCTTTAGGTAAATCTTTATGTGAACAAAATCGTACAGCTCTTCCAATTACTTGTTCTAATCTAGACATATTCCAATATGGTTCTAATATGTGAACTTGTCTAATTCTTAATAAACTAACTCCTTCTTTAATTGCAGGTGAGCCAAGAATAATTTTTATTTTTGATCCATCTGAATTTTCATTTGAATTAATTATTTCACGGATAAGATCTTTTTCTTTAGTATTTTCTTCTCCTGACCATATTGCATATCTTTTTTTTCCTTTATCGTGTTCTAAAAAATTACAATATCCATGATATTCTAATACACGTTTAAAGTCTTCAATACCACCATGTTCCTTAAACCCAGAATAAAAAAATACTGGTGCATTACATCGTTCTACTTTTTTTAATATTTTATAAAATTTAATTGAATATTTTTGTAAATTTTCTAATTTTAAATAATTACCTTCAAAACTATTAAATCCTTTTTCATTAATTTTTCTATTAGGATATGCTACATTAGATATAATTCTTCCACCTAACATAAAACTATTAGGGAGTTTTAAAATATCAGTAGATTGTAAAAATAACCCTTTTTTTTCCTGATCAACATAACTTCTATATGCATCAGATTGAAATTTATTCATTTTACATTTCACATATTTTATTTTAATTTTAGGGAATACAAATGCAGGTGCACCTTCATAAAAAGAAATATATCCTTGAATTAATTTACTTAATTTATCTTCATTTTTTAATTTATATATAATTCCATTTTCGGTTATTTCTCTTTCTAAAAACATTTTATTAAAGTCATCTGGTTCTGGTAATTCAGTTTTAGGTCTTAATAAATTTATTGTTAATCCTAATTCTGCAGGTTTATCAAATATAGGTGTTGCTGACATAATTACAATTCTAAAACTATCTGGTGCAGAATCAATTGCATCTTTGAATGTTGAATAAAATGTACCTGTTTCACTTACAATATTATGTACTTCATCTATAATTAATAACTTATTTTTTAAATTAATTTTCTTTGAATTATATAAATCTACAAATTTATGGTAAGAATATATTTCATAATATTTATGTATTCGTTGATTTATGGTATCAATTAATTCATTGAATTTTGTCGAACCAGGTAGTAAGAGTGAAGAAGATAATATTTTTCTTTCTTCTTTTGTTATATATATATTACCAGTACATTCAGATCTTAATTCTTTATAAAAATTTCCAACCAATGATGCAGGTGCAACTAATATAATTTTTTTATGTTCTTTCCATTTTTCGGCTATTTGAATACCAGCACAAGTTTTTCCTGCACCAATTCGATGATATAATAAAATACCTTTGTATGGTGTTTTAGGATTTAAATATTCTGCTACAAATAATTGAGGTAATTGAAATGTAAATTTTTTAGGATAACAAAAGTCTTTCATTGATTGTTTTTTATTTTTTAATTTGTATTCTCGAAATATTTCTTTTATTTTTAATTGAAAATTTTTATCTGATATATCAGGATATTTAACCATATAATAGAATTATAATAAAATTGAAATAAATTTAATTTAGATAATCTAATTAAATTTAATATTACCGTAAAATGGGTTGTGCTATATCAAAATCAATGATGAATCAAATACTAAAATAGACAATAACAATTGATATCTGATAATTAATTTATAATATAATATTATATGTCAGAAACAAGGATAAGAAGATCAAGTTATGTAAGAAAATCATATACTAGAAAAGATGGAACTAAAGTAAAAGGATCTAAAGTCAAATCATCATTAATTAAAGATTTAGGTAAAAAAGGAAAAGGTAAAAAATTATTTGAATTAAAGGATAAAGGATTTTTAAGAGATAATGGATATTCTTTAAAAAAATCATTTAGTGAAAGAAAAAAATCTCTACGTCGAGCATCAAAAGAAAAAGGTATATTACCTGTTTTAAGACATTTAAATGCAATTAGAACATTACAAAAAAATAATATAGAAAATTTTAAAAAATTAGATAAAGATGTAAAATATATTCAAAAAGAAAATAGAAAATAAAAAATATATATATATATTATATAAATAAATGGGTGGTTTTTTGTTAATTGGTGATTATATTTTTTCATTCGCATATCCTATATCATTTTTAGGTGCATGTTTCTATGGTTTAGTATCAGTTGTTCAAATAGATCCATCTACAATTATTGCAAATAAAAATGTATCTATCGCAATAAATTTATTAATTGGTTTATGCGGTATTCTTTCAGTATTTGCATGGATTAATTTCGATAGAAATGTACCAATTCTAGGTCCTACATTATTACCTAATGGTAATAAAACAATTAAATCCAATTTAAATGCACAAAGCACATATTAAGTTATATTCATAAATTATAATCTATTATAATTTATGAAAGAAATATATATATTTACTATAATATTTACAATTGTTAACGTATGTATATATTATTATGTTAATAGTATAGAAACATGTATTGATAATAATAAAAAAACATACATATATTTATTTTATGGTGGGTCATTAATATATTTATTATATTTGTATTTTAATTTTACTAATATAAGTAATTTTGAAAATACCCCAACAACTACAACCGAATCATATATTGTAATTAATATTACTACACCAAATCCCTCTAAATTAATTTATTGGGGTAACGATTTTAATGTAAATGGTATAGTAGATGTTAAAGATAATAAAGCAATAATACCAGTAAGTAACACAATTTCAATTAAATATCGTATTATCGATATTAATGAGAAATTATCAGATGTAATGTCAAATTAGTTTTCGTAAAAGAGATTTTGATTCTAATAATATTGAATCTAAATTTACTTTATTTATATTTTCTTTTAAGTCAAGATAATTAGTAGGAATAAATCCAGCACGTTGAATTCTATCTAAGCCACCTATATGTCCTTGTTCTTTATTTACTTCTTCCTTTAATAATTTTTGTAATCTAATTTTTTCTTGATTTAATTCACTAATTTCATTATTTAATTTTGATTCTTGAATTTGTTTAATCAATTTATTTTTTTCTTTTTCATCTTCTTCTAATTCTTCTTTTGTTAGTTCTTTATGATGTAATTTATTTTCAATATCTCTTTTAATACGATCATATAATTTATTTAATATGTTTAATTTATAATCATAATCTTTTGATTTAATATCTAAGTTATCAATTTTTTGTGCAACATCTTTTAATTTTTGAGTTTGTTTTATAATATATGCTTGATTCTTTTTTTCATCTAATTTTTCAATAGCTAATTTATAACTGAGTTTACATTCATCTTTTTTAAATTTAGTATTATGTATATCTGAATCTAATGATTTACCTTTTAATGTTTTTATATCTTTTAAGATAAAACTAATTTTAGATGAATCATATTCTGAATTTGTATTTTCTTCTATTATATCTGTAATAATACCTTGAGTAATTTCATTTGATTTATTATTCCAAATTTTATCTGGTGATAGTTTTTGCTTACACATTACAGGGCTACCTATTGTAAAACCATCATTATTTACTTCTATTAAACTAGCTGGAGATATTGTAGTAGATGAATTATTTATAATAAATGGATTACAATATTCAAGATTTTGTACTATTTCACCAGTTTCTGTTTTTATTCTTAATTTAGTATTATTATTATCATGAATTATATCAATTACATAACCATTTATTGTTTTTGATACGTTATTTTTAGAAAAATTAAAAGAATTTAGAATTTCAGTTAATAATTTATTACATTTTACCATTGTCATAATATTTATATTCTTTTCTGCAGCAAGTCTTAATCCAATAATTTTATTAATTTGTTCTATGAATAATGTTTTACAATCAAGAGCATTTTGCATATATATACCTGAATTTTTATAGATATAAAAATGTATATTTTCCATTGATAATGCACCGCCTGATATTGGTGGTATTGTAAGTTTAGCAGTAGTATCTTTTATATTAGTATCTTTTGTTTCTTTAATACGTTCAATTTCATCATTAATTGATTTTATATTTTTTAAATCATAATTAATTTCTTTTGTTTCACTTTCTGTTTCTGTTCTAATATTTTTTAATAATTCTGTACGTAAATCGGTTGGATTTATTTTTTTTTCAAAATTTTTTAAATTAATAAAAAATGTTTTTTTCTTAGATAATAATTCTTGTTCTTTTCTTAACGACTCTTTTGTTTTATTATAAAATTCAATTTGAGTTGTTATAATTTTTTGTAATAAATTTACAGAATTAATAATTGAATCCGTAGAAAAAATAGATGCAAATTCATTTGATTTATCTAATTCATCTATTATTTTTGTTAGAATTATATTATCTTCTTTCTTATCAGGTTTACTTATTTCTTCTAATATTTTTGTACAAAAATTTATTACATATTTTAATCGAATTAATGTAATATAGATAAAATATATTTCTGGTGATTCAAGTTCAATATAATTTTTTTGAGCTAATTTATTTAAATCAGTTACAATTGTATTTATTTGTTGATTTCTTGATTTTATAGTATTAAATTTTATACGTTCATCATCATTTAATTTTTTATTAATATCTTTTATAATTTCATCACGTTTTGATTCTAATATTTTAAGTTCAGATATATCACTATTTAAATTATTTATATCATTTGGATTTATAACTGTTTTTAACCCTAGTGATTTAATTTTATTATATATTTTAGTATATTTATTATATAATTTATTATATCTATCATCAAGTTTTTTTAATAATTCATTTAATGACATATTCAATCCACCATATTGCTTATTGCCGCCATTCGGTTCGTACTGTTTTATTAATTCTTGTACTTGCTCTTCTATTGGTACTTGCCCTTCTGTTGGTGGTTTTACTACTACATTAACAAGATCGTTTACATTTTGTATTGCTTCCCGCGCATCTGCTTGTGCTAGTGCTTCATCATTATATTGAGGTAATTCCCAATAAGATTCACCTGTAGGAGCTACATACCAACTATCACCCATATTATCTGGTCCAACTATTTTCCATCCAGGATAGTTTGGTACATCTTGTTCTTGTAGTGCTTCTGCTTGTAACCGATCTAATTCCTCTACACCAACAGCAGCATCACGGATTGCAGCAAGTCTTGCTGCTTCTGCTGCATCATCTTCAGCTAGCCTGTATTCTCCTTCATCT